ACCGCAAATTAGTTATCGTTAGTTCTGCCGTTCGCAAGCGCATCATCAACACCAATGTTCCGCCTGTACCGAGCCACAAAACGGGCCACACCGGTTCGGGACGCACTTCTTTTTGGCAGGAAATAAGCCGAGAAACCCATAGATTTCATTGCGCTCATACATTCATACGACAATCTTTTTGCTGTCCTTTCGTCTTGTGCGTACACTTCGACCTGACTGCGGAAGTAAATGCCGTTAACTGCATGTCCATAAATGTCTTCCATGATTTCATCGGAATCTATCTGCCTAAACCAGACTGTTGGAAAATGCGGCGAAGTATTTACCTCGTAGTCATTGGTATAGGTTATTTTTCCAACAAGGTTCGGATACCTTGTGGCGATAGCATTATTAAGTTTTGTGCGCAGAACGGTAAACACTCTGTCTTCCAGTTCCGCATACCACATTTGATTAGCCATAAACTTCTTTCACAACGCTTTGAACGTCGTTCCTCAATTCAATCTCAATCCTTCCGGTCGCATCTGCGGCTTCAGTGCCGTGCGATAAGATGCCGCCATGATGATGCCACCCGTGATGTTTTCCAAGTCCCTTGCCGTAGCCGCCAATGGAATAACCAAGTTTTTCGGCATTTTTTGTAGCGGGGCCGGTCTTTTCGTTATTGAAATGGATACCTGCGCCAAATTCCGCAAACAGAACGTCGGAGCCAGAGATCAATATCGTGGCAGTGTATCCGCCCCTTGATACCGTCATTGAGACGGAAGGCGTTTCGCTGTCTCCTTTGATTTCGGAATATCTCTTTTCCGCAACCGTAATTCCCTTGTCAGCGAGTTTTTTTATAAACTCTTTGTGCTTCTCTTCGAGTTGCAGCTTGTATTTCTCAATCTCCTTTATCGCCCTGTCTATGGAATCCGGGGAAAGATTGCACCTTATGGTTTTCTTTCTCATTGGGAAGTTTTGCGGACGGTAATGTTTACGTTGTCAAAAGTGACCGCAGTGGAATTATGTACCTGTATTGTCACAGGAGCGGTACAGCAATTGCACGCACAATTGTTACGCTCCACCTGTACAAACGTGCTGAACGATACAGCAGTTCCAGTTGACTGCGCCTGCACAAGTAATACGCCGTTACGCAAAAGTTGAATTGTGGTAGCTGCGGAAGCCGTACCATCAACATGCACTTCGTAAACGCCTGCCTTGTTGAGTTCGATGGTTCCAGTACCAACAATCTTTTCGGCACAACCTTTGTCTAACGCCACGTTATTAAACGGAACGATTGAATCGGCACCAACATCAACGCCAATGCTATATGCCTGGAGCATGGTCACACCACCCCCTTAGTTGCCGCATCCACCGCAGAAGCAGTTGGGGAACTGTCCGGCGTTAAATGTCCAGCTATTGGGATACCTAACCACGCCGTTCGTGGCCTGTGCGAGTTGAAGCTGGGAAACCTGTGCCTGCAGAGATTCGATCTTGTTCTGAGCAATCATGTCTTTGACAGACTGAATCTGTGCTGTGAAGTTAGCGTTAGTCGCCGCATCCCTCATAGCGCCGTCATAATTGTTCTGCATAACCATCTGCTTAGTCTCGCAACAGCAGGCGTTCTGGTTGGCCTGCAGATTTGCAATGCTTACTGCGTTGGCTGCCGCATCCCTCTGGAGTTCGTTATAAAGGCCCTGCATTGCGGTAAGGTTGTCGTGGAAAGACTGATTTGTAGCAGCTACCGCCTGCGCCGTGCCATTGGTAATTGCGTTCATGATGTCACGGTTCTGGTCTTGAAGGTCGTTGAAGTTGAAGCCGTTCTGGACAAAATCCTGTGTAGCATACTGAGGGCGATAGCCGTTATTGCCCCATCCGTTTCCGCCCATGCCGCCGAGCAGGAGCAGAGCAAAAATCCAGAAGAAAGCGTTGTTGCCGCCCATGTCTCCAGACATCGCCGCGATATCAGCAGGAGAGAAATTTCCATCAGCCATGATTATGTACCTCCGATAGATTAGTAAGACAAGTTGACATGTTGCACAGGTCTGGCCAGACCGTTATCTAAGCATCGCGATGATCTGGTTCGGGTCGATACCTTTTCGTTTAGCTTCTTCAAAGAAGGCTCTTTGCGGGTCACCGCCGTATCGCTGTACCAGATTCATGGCATTAGCTACATTGGGATTGTTCTGCGCAAGGTGCTGTAACATCATGTTGGGATTTTGGGCCGTTCTAATTGCCTGCACGATGCTCATTGGGTTGTTGTTACTGTTGACGGGGTTTTGATTCACCCCGCTGTTGTTTTGGAGCGCTTGCAGAATCGAGTTTTGCATATCTGTCCCTCATTTCCTTTAACTCAGCTTCAATGCTCTGAATACGTGAATCGACAGCATTTATGTCCACTTTGGGCGCTTCCTGATGCGGAACGATGTCAAACGGGGTGGCGGTCTTGTATCCAGCCCCGTCCGTCTGAGCAAGCCATACAATGTTAGCTGTTTCGTCGAGCAGGAGAACGGACGAATTAGGCCCCATCTGGAAAGCGTCAACACCAGGTTTTCCGTTAACTTTGATTACCTCATACGTCGGGAACCTGTTGTAACCATAAGGATTGTAATTATACATGTTTTGATAATTATTCATTTCAACCTCTTATTTGAACATTGCCTGCATCGCCTTGACTTTTGCCGCTTCCGCAATTTGACGTTCATGCAGATATTCATACACAGCCATCATTGGAACAGGCGGTTCACCATTCTCTTTGCGGTATTTCTGGATGGTGTCAACTACTTGCTTATGCAGTTCGTTCATATGTTCCATTTCCTGCAGAGACATATTGTAAAACATCCTTGCAAGTTCTGGGCGTTCTTCCTTGTACTTCAAGGCATTTTCTGCATATGTTTTTGCGCCATCGATTTCCTCATCGATGTATCCGCTAAGTTCTTTTATGATTTTCATTTTTCAAACCTCAATGGCCCTGAGAACCACTGTTTTTCTCCTTATACTGCTTGTTTGCGGCGATCACCAGCGCACCAAAAAGGGTATCCAGTGCGGTCAGTGTTGCGACAATCTGCTCCGCATAGGGAACGTGCCAGATGCTTGTCAGGCTTGCCAGAAAAGCCAGAACCGGAGTCAGAATCAGCGCAATCATTTTTAAAATATCGTACTGCTTGTTGGTCATAACTTAGTCCTCCCGAATTGCAAAAGTGCCTTTCTTGATTAGATGGTCATAAGTTTCCTTGATATTTGAAATAGCCAATGTCGCATAAGTGTTCCTGAATTGTGGGTGAACATCACAATATGCTTCATAGGTATCAATATCCTGTAATTGTTGACGAAAGTATTCAAAACTGTGGTCAACGCCGTTTATCAGCTCATCGTTAAACCTCAGAATGTGCGTCCGTGCCAGCACCGCCGCATTTTCATCCACTCGTGTCCCGATACCGTCTACCCGTGCCGTCAAGTCTTTGATTGCCTGCAGAACCTTATCTTCCTTGTCTTCAATCTCGTCTTTCCGCTTGAAACGTGCCGCAAGGAAATCCCACAGCTTACTGCTCAATATTGCCACAACTACTGCTGTCAAAATCTCTGGTGTCATATTGTCTCCTAACTGATAATGAAGTAAAGTGCAATAGGCACGATGTACATGATGACGGCTGTTAAAATCTCTGATGTCATTAATGCTTGTCCTCTTTGCTTATTCCCCGGCATGTTAGGATTGCCGGGAGTTGGTGGTTATGATATTGGCGTTCCGTCAGCGTAATAATGCTCGTATGGAGAACCTTCGATGGGAAGAACCTGATTGTTCGGTCTGGATAAAATTTCTCCCCACTTGTTCTTTGCCATATAGTCAAGGCTTGTGCCGTCACCAAGATGGTCATATAGGGATTTCGGAATGTATAGTGTTCCGCCGATTCCGTCTGTATCAAATGACGATTGTTCGAATATGTTTGTTGTGTTAGGCGGATAAAGCGCACACGGGACGGGGTTTCTTATAATCAATGCTTCGAGGTTTCGGCAACCAAGAAATGCCATCGTTCCTATAGTTTTGAGTTTCTCGCCAAAATCTGCTTTTTTAAGTTCAAAGCAACTTCCGAACGCATATTGCGCGTCGATAACTTCAAGGTTTTCGAAAACCACCGTTTCAAGTTCTGAACAAAACCTAAACGTATTGTTGCCAACTCTTGCCGCATTTGGAAAATGTGCGATTTTAAGAGATGAACATCTTGTAAAGGAAAAATCTCCAATCTTTCCTGTTATATAGCCAGTGACTGACGTTATCGCTTCACATCGGGAAAAGGTATATTCCCAAATATTTGTCACTCCCTCCACCGCATTGATTATAATATCGCCGCTCGGTTGAGATTTTGTGTACATTGTCGTGGGGGTTATAATCTGCGGTACATCAACCGTCACCTCACTATACCCATCAAACCCATCAGGCTGATAACTGCCGTTCTCTGACACTGATAGCGGTCGCAGGTCTGGATTGACATCAACATCGACCTGATAAAACCCTACCTTGCCATCAGATGGTGTAAATGTACCGTTGTGGTCTGTACTGAGGACTTCTGTAGGTGCAGGATTGACGGTGATGTCCTCACGCACAAGTTTGTCCTTAGTCTCAAGCACCTGCGTCTGGTCTGACGGTGTAACTTCTGTATCCCCGACATACTCATCCGGGGCAACAACCTTGATGACGGTCTGCCCTAAAGTCGCTTTGACCTGTATCTCACCGCCTTCGATTCTCATGGGGATTACTGTCTCATTCATTCTTCAGCACCTCTTTCCTTAATGTCCACTCGACCTTGTACTCACCTTCTGCGACACGGTATACTTCACCGTCACTCATCAGCACATCGACCTGTACATAGATTGTGTAAGAAGATGACAAGGCAAATGTCTGCTCCTGACTAAAATGCAGAGTAGCCTGTTTCTCGCCACGATTGAAGTCGATACGGTCTGATACGTCCCATTCTTTCTCGCCATGCTTGAGTATCATGGAGATTTTGGCGATGTCGTATACGTCCAGTTCGAAGTCGGTGAAATCTAATAAGATCGTAGGTGTTGTACCTCGTATAATCTTACCCATTCTGTCACCTCGTTAAGCGTCCTGTTCCCTCAGACTTGTAAGGTCACGCTCCTCGCTCTTGAGGATGTTGCCTGTCGCATCCATCAGCTTGATGGCATAGTATGCTACCGCCGTATTTGCAGTTGTCTCAGCCTGTTTACGGTCGTAGCTTACAAGTGCCGTAGCAAAACTGCGGAAATCGTAGGTGTAGTAAGAGTAGGTGCTGTCTGTGTTAGTTACTATGAGTACGATAAGATATAACATGATTTTTTACCCCTTATACTGTGATAGTGTCTCCTGCCCGATAACTTGTTCCGTTGTAAGTCGTAGCTTCAGCCGCCTTGTAGATAAAAGAGATATTTGCTCCTGCGTTTTGCTGCACGGCAGTTATTAAGCTGTCAAGGACATCGCCTTTGGTGTATATTGTTACCGTTCCACTTGCCTTGGAAGTCGAGCCGAATGGCTGTGCTCTTGAACCTGTAACTGCATGGCCGATACTGCCTATCGTTACATCAAGACCAGCCGTCGAATATTTATACCATGCGTATTGTGGAACAATGACGCACACTGGCAGATTGAATACCTTTGGTGCGTATGCGCTACTAGAACCGAACAAACTCGTGGCATTATCTGTTATCGTATATCCAACAAATTTAGGGAGGCTGACGACATCGGCACTACAGTTATTGTAGAAGCCATAAAACAGCAATAAAGAACACTTTCCATTAACGGTTTCCAATTCTGAAAGACCTGACCAGTCCATCTTTGCATGCGCTTGGTAAAAAGCGAAATTGCCGATATGTTTTGGTTTCACAGCAAATTTAACATTCGGTACACCGTCATCCCTATCATTCCTGTCGTTCCCAAGA